CCGGCATTCGAACCAATATTCGTAACAAATTACGATGAATTCCAAACTTTCTTTGGTGGTACATCACCAGAGAAATTTGTAAACACCCAAATTCCAAAATATGAGGGTGCTTATATCGCAAAATCTTATCTTCAGCAATCAAACCAAATGTTCTTTACAAGAGTATTAGGCTTGTCTGGTTATGATGCTGGTCCGTCGTGGTCAATTAGAGTTGTTGCAAATATTGATGGTTCAACAATTGTTTCTGGTTCTTCTACAAGTTTTACAACAACTTTTATAGGTTCCACTGGCACAACGCTTTTACTTAGTGGCTCATCAAGCATTGTTAATGCTAATTTAGATAAAACATATACAAAAGCCGATTTATCCACATCCACTATTAGAGATGATATTAAAGAATTAATGGATGCAATTTTTCTTGCTGATATTGGAACCGCACAAGATTTAATATCACACAGTTTAGGGGTATATGGATCAATACCATCATCGGAATTAGCGTCGTTAGCTAGTCTAAACTATACAGCCATAACAAACAATTTTGGTGTTGAGGTTGATTTAGGATTAAATGATTTGGAATCTTCCAATAACGATCCTTGGTATTATGCCAATTTTATTAACACATCCGGAGAAAATTATAGCGGATATTCCTTCTATTACACAATTTTACAGTACATAGATTTAGGTTCTTCTTATAGTGGGACAGTAGTTGGTAATGTATATACTTTTACTGGAACAGCATATTCAGATTATCATAATATGGTTGTTGCAACCCTTCGTTCAAGAGGTATCACCGAATATAGTTCAACAAATCATGGCCCAGTTTATCAAGTTGCGAATACAAGTGATGTTCAATTGCTTTCCACTGGTTCTTATTCTGGAATATTGTCTTCACCTTTTGCAAATTTTGCAATATCTGGTATTACAAGAGAAAATAAAACATTCTCGATTGATGCTTCTTTGAATACTTCTGCTTCTAACTTTATCGGAAAAGTATTTGGAACCGATAACTTTGGAAAGGATAGAACTGTAATTCCATTGTTCGTTGAAGAAGTTTATCCTTCACTTTTGACTTATGCTTACAACAAAGGATATATCAGAGGATTAAAAACTGATTTAGTATCACTTGGAAGTGCAAGGAGTGGTTCTGCCGCATCTATTGGTAAATATTTGGATAGGTACAAATCACCCACTACCCCTTATCTTGTTTCTGAATTAAGGGGCAATAAAGTTTACAATCTCTTCAAATTTGTTTCCATTTCCGATGGTAATTCCGCAAATACGGAAATAAAAGTATCTATTGGTAATATTTCTCTAAAAAATAGAACTTTTGATGTTTTTGTTAGGAATTTCTTTGATACTGATGCTAATCCAGTTGTAATTGAAAAATATACCAATTGCAATTTGGATGAAAATAGCAATAATTTCATTGCAAAGAAAATTGGTTCGTCGAATGGTGAATTCTCTTTGATATCCAGATACGTAATGGTGGAAATGTCTGATGAATTTCCGAGTGATGCCGTACCGTGTGGATTTATGGGATATGTTCAAAAAGAATATGAACAATCCATAAATGTATTTGGAAATCCCGCAATACCAGTTTATAAAACAAAATACTATATACCAAACGAAGAAGTTTTCAGCATCCCATTTGGTGTTGGTAGCAATAATGTTTCTGGAGACAACGTTAAAAGGACTTATCTTGGATTTTCAAATACAACTGGTGTAGATGTTTCACTTTTACAATATAAAGGCATGAAGAATATTGGAAATCTTTATGATGTGACTTCTGATTGGAATTATATGACAAAAGGTTTCCACATGGATTCTGGTGCAACAACTGTTACTATTGCAAATAGTTTTGTAACTAGCGGAACCTCTGCATTCGAATGCGGGGTTGGAGATTTTACCCAAGAACCAACTAGCCAAACTAATCCGTATTATTTCTTATATTCCAGAAAGTTCACCGTATGCTTCGCAGGTGGATTTGATGGTTGGGATATCTATAGCGAAAAACGTACCAATACAGATGAATATAGGGTTGGAGGATCGGGATTTTTGGCTGGTGCTTCACCAGCATCCAGTACAAGATACCCAACTGCCTCTGGTCAGGGACTTTTCAAAGAAATTACCGTTGGTGATAATACTATTGACTATGCAAACACAGACTACTATGCTTATTTATTGGGTATTAAAACTTTCGAAAACCCAGAATCGGTAAACATAAACATTTTTGCCACTCCCGGTATAGATTATGTAAACAATTCCAACTTGGTGGAAGCTACTATTGATATGATTGAAAGTGATAGGGCGGATTCCATATACATTACCACAACACCAGATATAAATCTAACCCTACCAACATCCGATAGTATCATTTATACCCAAGAAGCAATAGATTCTTTGGAGGAAACTAATATTGATTCAAGTTACACAGCTACGTACTATCCATGGATATTGGTAAGAGATAGTGTGAATAACACTCAAATCTATATACCGCCTACGGCTGAAGTATGTAGGAATTTGGCATTAACGGATAATATTTCATTTCCTTGGTTTGCCTCTGCTGGTTACACCAGAGGGTTGGTGAATTCAGTAAAAGCTAGATTAAAACTTACACAAGAAAATCGTGATACCCTATATCAAGGTAGGATTAATCCAATTGCCACTTTTAGTGATGTTGGTACAGTAATTTGGGGTAATAAGACTTTACAAGTACGTGATTCAGCATTGAATAGTCTAAACGTTAGGAGATTACTATTACAAGCTAGGAAATTGATTTCCGCTGTCGCGGTCAGATTGTTATTTGAACAAAATGATCAGATTGTTAGGCAACAATTTTTGGATACTGTAAATCCAATATTGGATGGTATTAGAAGAGATAGAGGATTATATGATTTCCGAGTGGTAGTATCTAATGCTCCAGAAGATTTGGATAGGAATACCATGAATGCTACTATCTATCTTAAACCTACTAAAGCGTTGGAGTATATTTTGATAAACTTTACTATTACACCAACTGGAGCTTCTTTTGAAGATATCTAGATAACAATATCCAATAAAATAAATTTCAAATCCCAATGGGGAATCTCTGTTGGGATTTGTTTTTTAATGGAAAACATATATGAAAAATCATAATGTAATTTGATGGACTTCACCACGTACCCCAGCTATATATATAATGCTATGGTTATTCTATATATGAATATCTAAAATATTATTAAAAAATATTAATGAAAAAGAATAATGAAATTCTAAAGATTTTTAAAAAAATACTAGATATTAATAATGTGATTGTTATATATGTGATCCTATTAACTAGTAGGAATTATATATATGTGAATTTACGAAAAAATTTTCAAAAGTCAAGAGAAAAAGTGTTAAATTTTTCTTAAGGAAATGTTAAAGTTTTCTAAATATTCATCACCAAGTGGAATTTTTAAATTCCTCTGCTGGATTTAAAAAAATCTATATTTTTTAATAATTTTGGATAATTGGAAATGGAATCTATATTTTTTCTAGTTGGAAGTAGAATATTTCACCAACTGGATTAATTATATTTTGGGAAACAAAAATTTTACTAATTGGAAAGTATATAATATTATGTTTAATAGAAATAATGGATAAAATATTATCCAATTGGAAAATCATATAGTTTGGTAGGATTAATTATATTATCATTAAAAATTTAAGATTGTGAGTGCTACTCACCAACTGGATATTTTTTAATATCATTATGAATATAATATATTCCATTAAGTCCAAATTAATGAGATTTTGGCTTCACATCGTGATGTTTTAGAAATATATTATTTTCTAGTTAATTATGTTTATCTATATTATTTTCATTAATATTTTGTAATTATTTTATATTATATATACAAATATTATTATAATAGAATTACATATTTCCAAATAGTAATTATATATTTTATATGGATATTGTAATATATTTACTTTATATAGAATTACATTATTTTCTAATAAATTATTATAATGAATACTAGTATTGAATATGGACAGATTGATTTTTCATTACCACATGATGTTGTAAGTTTACCTTCCAATGGTTTATTTTATAAGAACAAAAAAAAATCGATAAAGGTTGGCTATTTGACCGCTTCTGATGAAAATATTTTAATGAGTAACTCAAAAGACATAACTTTAACACTTTTGAGGAATAAAATCTATGAACATGATATCAGACCGGAGGATATGTTGGAGGGTGATATTGAGGCAATCCTTATATTTTTAAGAAATACAGCATTCGGACCAGAATTGGAATTAAACCTAAAAGACCCTAACACCAAGAAGAATTTCACTTATACAGTGGATTTGAGTGTATTGAATTTGATAAAAGGACAATCACCAGAAGCTGATGGTACTTTTGTAACTATTCTTCCCAAATCTGGAGATAAAATTAAAGTAAAACCATTAACTTATTCTGAAATTATTGATATTCAAAATGTTATTGATGCTTATCCAGATTTTAGGATTCCACCAAAAGTAACTTTAAAGTTACAGAGGCAGATATTGGAAATAAACGAAAAACCATTGGATAAGAATGAGATTAGCACATATGTAGAACATATGCCAATCATGGATTCCAAATACATTAAAAAATTTATATATGATAATGAGCCAAGATTGGATATGAGAAAAGAAATTACAACCCCATCAGGAGAAAAACTAACGGTAGATGTTGGTTTTGGGGTTGATTTTTTTCGCCCTTTCTTCTCAATATAGGTTATCTCAGATAAATGAATTTTATTATTTGGCCAAACTTTTGAATATATCCTATTCGGATTTTATGAAGATGCCAGTCTTCATGCGAAAATATCTTTTGGATAAATGGATTGAGGATTCCAAACCAAGTAGTTAAATATTTATGTTTATGGGTTTTTACCTATAACAAAATAATTTTATGGCCGAACAAAAGGAGAGTTTAGGGAATATAATGAATGAAATGAAAAACATCATTCGAGAAGAGACAGGTCTTTTCGGTGGTGATAATTTTATTTTAAAATTAGATCAGGCTTATCAAGACTTAAACGTTAGGGCTACAGAGGTTAATAAAAATCTTCTCCAAAATAGGGAACGGATTGGTGAAATTAAAATGGCATTGGCTGATGCTGTACCAAAGGTTGCAGTTATGGGTGGTCAGATGTCCGATGTTGTTACCACAATAAGTGAAGCTGCTGAAGCTAGTAGAAGAAATGTTATTTTATCAACTGATAGTGTTGGCAAAATGTTTGCTGCATCTAAAATTTTGGAAAAAAGTGTTGGTTCTATTGTTGATAATTTTTTAAATGTTGGTATTCAATTAAATAATATTACTGGTAATATAGAAAAATCTATAAACTATGT